GGCGCGCATCGATGCGATCCTTGCGACGGTGAATAGCCTCGTCCGCAAGCTGATCGCCGATGGCGCACTGGTCGATGGGCGCTATTGGTTCGACCCCGCCGAAAACCCGGTGGAAGAACTGGCGAACGGTCATTTGACCCTGAACAGCGATCTGACCCCGCCGAGCCCACTGGAGCGGATCACGTTCAAATCGGCCTACAACGCCGAAGGGCTGGCCAAGCTCTACGGCCAGATCGCGGCGTAAGGAGGCATAAATGGCGATTTCCGTTAACCGCATCACGAATGCGAATGTGTATCTCAACGGCGGCTCTTTGCTCGGCCAAGCCGAAAGCATCGACCTGCCCACGATCAAGCACAAAATGGCCGACCATAAGGCGCTTGGAATGGTCGGCACGCTGGAATTTCCGGCAGGCGTCGAGAAGCTAGAGTCCAAGATCAAATGGAACAGCTTCTACCCCGCCGCGATGAAGTTGGAAGCCAACCCGACGAAAACCGTCCAACTCCAGTGCCGAGGCAGCGTTCAGACCTGGGCATCGACCGGCATTACCGCCGAAGTGCCGCTGGTTTGTCTGATGACCGCCCTGTTCAAGAAATTCGACGGCGGCAAATTCAAACAACACGACAATGTCGAGCGCGAAAGCGACCTTGCCGTCTATTACGTCAAGCTCACGATTGCCGGGGATGAAATCCTCGAGTTCGACCCGATGGCGAATATCTACCGCGTCGCCGGGCAAGACATTCTCGACAGATACCGTAGCAACATTGGGGGTTAATCATGGCCGATATTCTTCTACCGACGTACCACACTGAAACCACGCTCCCCTCGGGCAAGGTCGCCGCGCTGACCCGCGAAGCGCTGGGCCGGGACGTGGAAACGGCAAGCGCCGTGATCGGCATGGCGAAACTCAGCAATCCGATGTCGCTCATGCTCGCCCTCTTCGCCCAGGTCGGCCGGATCGACGGCGCGCCAATCGTCTACGAAGATTTGCTCGATCTGCCCTGGGCCGACACGATTGCGATCATGGGGCTGATGGGGGCCGACCCCGAAAAAAAGTAGTTCGCTTCCGCGATATCCTGGTTCTGGCGCGCGAAAGCAATACCCCGCTGGACACGATCTTAGACTGGCCGATGAGCCGCATCGTCCGCTGGATTGAGACCTCCAATGCCTTGCTGGAAGAGATAAACGCCGAGAATGGCCAATAATCTCGATTTCGCCCTCATTGTCCGCCTGATCGATAATCTGACCGCCCCGCTCGGTCAGATCGGTCGGGCGCTGGATGGCGTTGCCAGCAAGGCCGCGAAGTTGCGGGAAGTCGGCGCACAGCTTCAGGGTGTCGGCGCGGCGGCAACCGCCGTGGGGGCCGGGATGACGGCGGGGATCGTCAAAACGGTTTCTGCCTTCGCGGATCTTGAGGACGCCACCACCCGCGCCGAGGTCGCCTTTATGGGCGTCGGCGGCGTGGTCGATCCCGTGTTCCAGCAAATCAGCGCTAAGGCCGTGGAGCTTGGTAATAAGCTGCCGGGCACGACGCGCGATTTTACCCAGATGGCCAGCGCGCTGAAGGAGGCGGGCCTATCCGCCAAAACCATCGCCGAGGGCGGCTTGGAGGCGACGGCTAATCTGCGCGTGCTCATGGGCAACCTCGCGCCGGAACAAGCCGCCCAGCTTACCGCGACCTTCAAAAATTCGCTGGGGATCGCGGAGGCAGACTTCATGAAGTTCGTCGATGTGGTTCAGCGCAATAAGTTCGCTTTTGGGGTTGACCCTCAGGAGTTCGCCTATACCGCCAAATACATCGGTCCGCTGATGCAGACCTTGGGCATGGGCGGTTTGGAGGCCAGCAAATCAGTGCTGATGTTGTCAGGCATGCTGTCGGAAGTCGGGATTAAAGGTGAAACCCTGGGTACGACCATTCGGGGCGTTTTTACCGAGTTGCCGGAACTCGCCGGAAAAATGAAGAAGAGCGGCCTTACGGCTGAGCTGGCGCAAGCGGGAATTCACCTAGAGTTTTGGGACAAGCAGGGGAAGTTCAAAGGCCTCGAAAATATGATCGGCCAAATTCAACAACTCCAGGCCCTAAGCCCCCAAAAAATGATGTCGGCTTTAACGACCATGTTCGGTAAGGAACAGGCCGTGGCAATGGCTGAAGTTGTGCGCCGAGGCGTCGAAGGCTTTAATCAAGCCGGTGTGAAACTCTCTCAACAGGCCACCCTTCATGCCCGCGTCGATAAGGTGCTGTCCACCTTCCGCTCGGCGTGGGACGCGGCGATGGGCACCATCGAAAATACCCTTGCCGCCGCCGGAGGCCTTTTCGGCAACGAGCTGAAGGCGCTGGCCAATGGTATTAACGATACCGCCCAGACCATCGGCAAATGGATCGAAGCCAACCCGAAACTCGCCAGCACCATCGGCATGGTCGTCGTCGGGCTTACCGGGTTTTTCGCGGCGGTCGGCACCCTGGGGCTCGTGGGCGGCACCATCATCGCCGGGCTCGGCATGCTCGGCGGCGCGCTGGCCGTCCTGCTTGGCCCCATCGGCCTCGTCGCCGGGGCATTTGCGGGCGCGGCCTATCTGATTATGGATAATTGGGAGGCGGTGGAAAGTTTCTTCGCGGCCTTCGGCCTTGCCTTCAGGGGCGGTTTAGCGCCGCTTGAACCCATCTTAAACGGCGTGCGCGCGGCTTGGACTTCCTTGGTCAATTGGATCGGCGGCGGCAGTTCGGCGGTCTCCGGTTGGCTCTCCGGCAGTGCGATAACCGCAATGGTCACTTGGGGCGCGCAGCTTGGGGCGCTGGCCAAGCAGGCCGTGGGTGTGCTGGCCAATATTCTGGGTGGGATTGGGTCCGCCGCGCAAGCGGCATGGGCGGCACTCTCCCCGGCGCTGGGGCCGATGATGGCGGCGTTTCGCGGTCTGGGGACGGCCCTTCAATCGCTTTGGGCGACGGTCGCGCCGCTGCTGGGTAGCCTGTTCGGGGCGCTGGGGGGCGTTGGCGGTCTCAGTCCGCTTTGGTCGGCCTTCGGCTCGCTCGTCGGCGGCGTGGCGCGCGCCATCATCCAAGCGATCACGGGAATGGTAGGGATTATCGCCGGGATCGTCGGCACCATTGCCAGCGTTATCGGCGCTGTGGTCGCAGTGTTCAACGGCGGTTCGGGCCAGATCGGCGAGGCCCTGCGCGCTATCCCGCGCGCGGTGATCGCCGCGTTCGACGGGTTGCCGGGGCAGATGCTGAAACTCGGCGGCGACATTATCGCCGGGCTGGCGCGCGGCATTTTGGGCGCGGCAGGGCAGGCCGTAGAGGCCTTGGGCGGGGTCGCCTCCGGCCTTGTCGGTAAATTCACCGGGCTGCTTGGGATCAAATCGCCCTCCCGCGTTTTTGCCGGGTTCGGTGAAAACGTCATGCAGGGCTTGGGGCGCGGGATCGACGGTAGCCTGGGCGCGGTGCTGGGGCAGATGGGGGCGGCGGGCGGTGCCTTGGCCCGCACGGGCGCGGCGGCACTCGCCTCGGCCAGCGTGGCGATGGCCCCGCCCGCAATGGCATCGCCCGGTGGCGGTGGGATGGGTGGCGGCGGCATGAATGTGACCATCCATATCCATATTTCCGCCCCCAGCGGCGACCCTTCGGCCATCGCCCAGGCCGTGCGCGGCGCGGCCCCTGATCTCGCCCGCCAGTTGGGCAGCCTGACCTCCCGGCAAGCCCGAGTGGCATATTGAAAGTGGCCTACTAATGTTTGCCGTTATCGGAAATCAAGAACTCAGCGTTATCGCCTATTGGGCGGGCCTGTCGAGCCAGGAGCGGATTTCGCTGGCCGAGCAAAAACTGATCGAAGGCAAACCCGCCCTGCAATATGTCGGCGCGGAACTGGACGTGCTGCGCGTGGAACTCCGTTGGCACGCGGCCTTCTGCGATCCGCAGGAAGAGTTGCAAAAACTGCGGGCGCTGATGGCCTCGCGTAAAGCCTATCCGCTGGTCATGGGCGACGGTGCCTATCGCGGGCGTTACGTGGTCCGCAGTATCGACACGAAAGCCGAGCGCGCCACGGCTTTAGGCCGGATCGAGATCATCGCCGCCAATGCTGAACTGGTCGAGCACGTCGCACCGCCGACCCCGGTGGTGGTCGAAAACCCGCCGGGCCGCGCCGCCTCCCGCGCGCCCACCGCACGCGCGCCGAAGATTGAGGTGACGACCACAACGAACACGGATGGTTTCGGCGTGCCGCAAATCACCCGGCGACCGCGATGAAAGTCATCCCCTACATCACCCGCGACGGCGACCGTTGGGATTTGATCGCCTACGATCACTACGGCGATGCCACGGCCTATGAGCCGATCATCGCCGCCAACCCCCAGGTGCCGATTTCAGCAACCCTCGCCGGGGGCATCCTGTTGGAAATCCCGGTGCTGGACGATCCCGCGCCGACCGTCACCGGCCTGCCGCCGTGGAAGTCAACTTAATGATGGGGGCGGTCAATCTCCGCCAGCCACGCTGGCTGCTGCTCTACCAGAACCGCAACATTACGGCAGCGATTGAGCCCTGGGTGACGAAAGTCACCTATGCCGACAAGATGCACGGCGAGGCCGACGAGCTGGAGATCGACCTCGACGATACCGATGGCCGCTGGCGCACGATTTGGGCTCCCGCGAAAAAGGACAAAC